TATGAATATGGACTTGCTATCAATATATGTCAATAGCGATAGCAACATATTTTTAGGGTGATATAAATGTCAGAGATTAAGCCAGTTTTGTTGAGGCTCAGAGCCTCGACTATAGAAATGCTAAAAGCCGAGCTAGATGTGTCGGCTCACAGGTCGCAGTCGTCTCTTGCCGATGAGTTGTTGGTCAAGCAGTTAGAGAGCAATATCCGCCAGCGCCACATCCAGACGACGATGGATCATCAGGCGGGGCGGGGTTGATGCGTGCCGGTGGTGGACGTGCCAAGGGTGCAGCGTTTGAGCGACAGATCGCGGGCATGTTGTTCGATGAGTTGGGCATAAAGTTTAAGCGCAATCTTGAGCAATACCAGATGAAAAATCTGGCAGACCTGACGGCGTCAGACGCATCGTTTCCGTTTTTATTGGAACTGAAAAGATATAAAAATGCCGTGTCATCGTCTTGGTGGGATCAGATAGTAACCGCCGCCCGCACGTCAGACGGCAATCCTAACGACTGCCTGCCGTGCCTGATCTGGAAGCTAGACCGGCAGGACATTAGTGTGCGGATACCTATTGAGGCACTGGCGCGGTTAGGGCGGCCACTGGCTCAGGATGTGGCTGAGGCATACGACTGGCGCTACACGGCGACACTGTCTTGGCCTGACTTCATTATGGTGTGCCGTGACCTGATGGCGAGGGAATAGGATATGCTTAGGATGCTTGACCTATTCAGCGGCATTGGTGGCTTTAGTTACGCTGGCGAAAAGCTGGTCGGTGGATATGAAACAGTCGCGTTTTGCGAGTATGATAAACACGCGCAGAAGGTCTTGCGTAAGCATTGGCCTGACACAGAAATAATTGATGATGTAAGGGAATTGGCAAATGACGCAGATAGATTTAGAGGATTGGTTGACATCGTTGTCGGGGGATACCCCTGCCAGCCCTTCTCGCTTGCCGGGGTCAGACGAGGCGATAAAGATGACCGACACCTCTGGCCGGAAATGCTTAGAATTATCCAAGCTGTCAGGCCGACTTGGGTTATTGGAGAAAATGTTGCTGGACACATCTCTATGGGCCTCGACACGGTGCTATCTGACTTGGAAGCCGAAGGATACCAAGCAAGGTGCTTTGTTATTCCGGCTGTCTCCGCAGATGCCAGACATAGACGCGACAGATGCTGGGTTGTGGGCTACTCCGAACTCAATGGATCATCTGCCGCAGAGGTCGGAGGAGAGCCTCAAGAAGATGGCGGAAGGTCATCGGAAGGGCAGAGCGCTACCGAGCAATCTGCGCGAGCAGGTAGACCCAGAGACGGTCAGGAAGTGGCAAGAGGCGCAGGAGCCGAAACTGTGGGCGACGCCGACAGCGGTGCAGAGACGGAATCGGGCGCTAGACTTGGTGGAGAACAATTCGACGGTGCGCCGCCGAGGGAGTGGGCAAAAGAGGGGCATAGAGCTGCCAACGCAAGTCAAGATGTACCCGACGCCAGCGGCGAGGGATTACAAGGGGATGTCGGGCAAGGGCAGGCAAGAGCGCAAGGGCAATCCCAAGGATACCCTGCCCAATGCCGTTGGTGGGAGCCTGAACCCGCAGTGGGTCGAGTGGCTAATGGGGTACCCGGTCGGGTACACAGACTTAAACAATTAGGTAATAGCATCGTGCCACAGGTGGCGGCGCGTATATTGTGGGCTATTAAGGAGGCGCACAATGGCTAGGCCAATGTATGAAACACAGTTCGACCGCAACAACGAGCAGCGCGTAGCTGATCTGCTGGCGGAAAAGGGTTACACGCTGGTGAAGCTGCCACTTCAATACAAGCTCGACTTTGCCATTATTGAGGATGAGTTAGATAAGGTTGTGGGCTTTGCTGAGTTAAAGGCCAGAACGGTTGAAATGAATAAATACCCAACGGCAATGATATCCTTGGCCAAGGTGGTCAAGGCGCACGACATTTCCGCTTGCACGAATTTGCCGTCGTATTTTATCGTATTGTACAAGGACGCGTTGGCGCGGATAAACTTCGCCAGCGAGTTCTCTGTCAATATTGGTGGCAGGTCAGACCGAGGTGATCCACAAGATCGTGACGTTTGCGCCTACTATCCAATTGAGGGGTTCACGGTTGTGAGCCAATTTTGAAAAAGCTGAAAACGGAAAAGGAAAAGTTAAATGGCTTTAGGTTTTGTGAATGAAAACGGCGGTGACGGTTCAGCAATCGTGCCGATTTTGAAGTATGAGACACGCGGCGGTTACATCATCAAGGTGGATCGTCATCAAGATGAAAACGGCACTTGGGTGAAGGATGAATCCGAGCTGGAGTATCCGGTCAAGGTTGCGATGGATTTGGAAAATATCAAGGTCGGCTGGCTGGGCTTTGTTGGTGGCGCACCAGACTTTCATTTGGTCGGTCTCGGTGATCCGATGCCACCGCAGCCAAGCCCTGAACACAAAAAAGGGTTTCAGGTTAAGCTCTGTAACAAGGAGCTGGGGCTGCGTGAGCTGTCGAGCAATGCAAGAACTTGTACCGTGCCGTTCAATGACCTACACAACGCGTATGAGGCTCAGAAGGCCGACAATGCGGGTAAGGTGCCGGTGGTAGAGTTTACCGGCTCAGAGCGTTACAAGGTTAATACGCCAAACGGCGAGCTGACCTTTAAAAAGCCGGTGATGGTTATCTCCGGTTGGGTTGACCGTCCGGCAACCTTAGATGGCGCTGCTGCGCCACAAGAACCTGCGCCGACAGTGTCAGCGCCTGCTATGGCAGCCGTTGCCACCTCGGCGGCTCCGCCAGCGGGCAGCGACCTGTTCTAGCGCGGGAGGTCACGGCGGTTAGGGTTTCCCTCCCTTTCCCTAGTCGCCGTGGCCGCTTTTCTAAAGGGACAAAGGGGCAGGAAAGGGTTTTAGTTATGACAAATATATCGGCTCACATCGAGCAAATAGCGAGGCACTATTGGGGTGAACCTAATATGAAGCTGTCGCAAAAAGGCCGGACGCTGCGTTTTGGCAACAGAGGATCGCGCGAGGTGCATCTCGGCAAAGGCACTTGGTTTGACTTTGAGACAAACGAGGGCGGTGGCTGCGTGGACTTGGTGCGGATGAACGAGGGCGCCACAATCGCCAGTAACATCCCCGAGATATTAGAGCGAAAGTTCGGCATACAGCGTCAGGCTCAACAGTCGCTACAGCCAGCGCGGTTTATGTCAGCGGTCTACGATTATATCGACGATCAGGGCGAGGTGCGCTATCAGGTCAGGCGGTTTGAGCCTAAGACGTTCAGGCAGTGCCGGCCAGACGGCAAGGGCGGTTGGCTGTTCAATATGGATGGCGTTGAGGCGCTACCGTATAACCTCCACCACATGATAACCAACCCAGACGCGCCGGTATTCATAGTCGAAGGCGAGAAGGCGGCGCAGCGGCTGACTAAGCTGGGGCTGGTCGCCACGACCTCTCACGGCGGGGCAAAGAAGTGGCAGCCGGTACTCAATCAGTACTTCGCCGGACGCAATGTCGTGGTCTTGGCTGACAATGACGACGCAGGCCGTGAACATGCAGATATCGTGATCGGCAATCTGTTTGGCGTTGCTGGCCGCATAAAGCGGGTGGAGCTGGACGGCCTGCCGCCGAAGGGCGATATCGTGGACTGGCTGGACAGCGGTAATGGGCTGGAGGATTTGACGGCAGCGGTTAAGGCTGCGCCTACGGTGGCTGAGGCTCCGG